AAGCCAGCGCCCAGCGTAGGCTTGACGGCAAACGACCTGGAGAAACTGGCCGGCCTTATCTGGGTAAGGATGCAGCGGAACCCGGCGCCATTCCGGGGACCGGCGGGACCGGTAGGACCGGCCCCGGACCTGTCAGGCCTGGCCAGCCAGCTTCCGCCCGTAGTCCTGGAAATCCACGACCGCGGAAAAGTCTACACGCAGCGGAAACCGCTGGGGGAACCTATCAAGCTACAAGTAACAGGCGCACTCAATGCCCGCTGAACCAATCACGACCCTACACGCAGGAGCCCAGCCGATGGACCCAATTCTAGCTAAAAGCATGGACCAAAATTTCGCCGTACGCCACGAACGCCTGGCCCAGACCGCGGAACGTTTTAACGACGGAGCCGCCTTTATTGCCCAGGAATCGAAACAACACTTCTTGCACGCTTCCAGCATGGTACGAGCCCACGCGGTAAACGCTTTGGAAAAAGACGGCCTGGCAGATTCGATTCTGCAAAGCAAAACGGCCGGTATTTTCCCAAATAACCTACCGGCCAACGGATAGTGGACAAGAACCCACCTCCCCCGGAATTTCCCTGGTTTGAGCAGCGCCAAGCCTACCACCGAGAAGCCGCCAACCCGGCCGCCTGGCTCCAACGCTGGGAAGCCTGGCAAACCGAACACCGGACTAGGTACGCTCCAGTACCTGGCGGACCTGGCCACAAACCAGAAAAACCACCGCCGAGCGGAGGCCATGGGGGACGCGCAGCTACTTGAACATTGGAACCACTACGCGCCCCCGCCGGAAGACGTGATCCAATACCAGAGCCCAACCACGCACCACCACCACCACAAGCCGGAAAGCAGGACCGGCGCCGGCCTGCTATTGGCAGCCGCGCTGGCACTGGCCGGCACTGGGGGCGGAGCCGGCTGGATTGCCAGCCAGTTATTGGCCCCCAAGCCGGCCCCGGCTACCGCAGCGGATGCCGACACGCAAAACACGCTACGTTTTCTAGACTAATGCTAAAAACGAAGGAAAACCCGTTAACGCTTCCAACAACCGGACCAGACGGCCTGGCGGAAAGCGAAAACCCCCTACTAACTGGCATCCCGGCACCAACGGCCCGCGGCAAAAATTTTGCCCAGACAGAGGCCAGGGTAGAAGCAGGCCTGGCTAAGAATTGGTCCGCGACTATATCGGAAGCCCGCTACAAGCGCGCAGCCAAACGGCGGAAACTAAAGAACGGCCTCCGAGTAGCACGCGCGCGCGAGATGATCCAGGAACTACCCGCGGCTGGCGAAAGCCTACACGCAGTAATAAAAGGAAATTTTAATTTCTGGGACTGCGTCCCCGCGGTAATGCAGCTACACGGCGGGACCGTGGACCACCTAATACTGGCCACGCTAAGTTTTAACCGAAACAACGCCGAAGCCATCCTGGAACAACTCGACACCGGCCAGATTAAAACCGTCCAGCTGGTGGCCAGTGTTTTTTTTGAGGCCCACGAGCCGGAGCTATGTATCTGGCTGGCAAACGAACTGGAGAAACGCGGCAGCACGCTTCGCGCGGTAAGGGTACACGCCAAGGTAATTGGTATGGCATTCACAAACGGGGATACGTTCACCATGGAGGGGAGCGCGAACCTACGATCGTGCCGGATGGTAGAGCAGTTTATGATTGCCAACGACCCGGATTTACTCGCCTTCCACGTAAACTGGATAGGCGAACTTTGCGCGGACCAGTAGCCGGCCAGGCATGGCGAAAAAACGCAAGCAGAACACCGAACCAGGCGAAAGCCTACCGGCCAAAATCCCGGACCCCGAACCGACCACCGGCCACGACCCCGCGACCTATCAAACGCTGAAGTGGATCACCGCTGGCCACGACGAAAAACAGATACGAGAAGCCCTAGCGGCCAAATACCCGGACGCGGACCCAGCAAAAACACTCCGCGCGGTAATGGAGCACCTGGCGAACGTAGGGGCAGCGGACCCGCAAGTTATAGACGGATGGTGTTTTGAATCGGCCCGCGACCTATACCAAAAAATGGTGGAGGTAGGCGACTTCGCAAACGCCCTTCGCGCGATCAAAGAAATCCACCGCCTGGCCCACGGGGGAAAATAAAAGATGTTCACCAATACGACGCCGGAAACGAAACCGGGACGCGGGAAACAAGCGGAAACGGCCGAGGACCTGAAACGGAAGCGGGACCTACGCCAGGCCAAGTGGCGGGAACGCCATAACCGAATGGCGGAAGCCGGCCGGGAAATCGGGCCACTGCCACCCGTCAAGAACCCGCGCCGGCGCAGCCAATGCGAAAAGGACCTACAAAGAGCCCTCAAAATTTACTTTCCCAGACGCTTCCCGCTTCCATTTTCCCGCGACCATGTCCGGGTGATCGAATCAATCGAACTGGCCGCCCGTGAGGGGATGCTTCTTGCTTTCGCGATGCCGAGAGGGACCGGGAAAACCACCATTTGCGAAACGGCAAGCCTGCTTGTCGTGCTTTTCGGCTGGCATAGCTACGTAGCACTGCTGGCCGCCACCTCCCAGCACGCAAAAAAACGCATTGAGGGAATAAAAACGGAACTGCGACACAATCCAAAATTGCTGGCCGACTTCCCAGAGGCAGTGTACCCAATCCGTCAACTATCAAACATTACGCAGCGCGCCCGCGGCCAGAAACTAAACGGCAAGAGTACGGACATCGGCTGGCATGCCGAGCGGATAATTTTTCCCAGTATCGACGGCAGCCCATCAAGCGGAGCTTGCCTGGAATGCGCTGGGCTACTAGGGGCAGTCCGCGGAATGAATTACACCAGCCAGGATGGGGACGTTAAGCGGCCCAGTTTCGCCCTAATAGATGACCCACAAACCAGGCGCAGCGCGAAAAGCGAAACACAAACGCTAGAACGAGAGCGGATAATACAATCGGAGATCCTATACCTACCAGGACCCGGCAAGCGGATATCCGCCGTGATGCCCGCCACGATAATAGAACCAGGGGACCTGGCGGACCGCATCCTAGACCGCGAAAAAAACCCGGAATGGAGAGGGATAAAAACGAGCCTGGTTTACACAATGCCGACCAGCACGAAATGGGACGACTACGCCCAAATCAGGCACGAGGAGCTAACCAACGGCGGAACCGGTAAGAAGGCCAAAGCCTACTACAAGAAAAACCGCGCGGAGATGGACAAAGGGGCGGAAGTAGCCTGGCCGGAGCAAGTCGACGCGGGGGACCTGTCAGCGCTACAAAGCGCAATGAATAAATTTTATCGGGACCGCCTGGCGTTCTTTGCCGAGATGCAAAACGACCCTGGCGCCGCCCACCGCGACAGCCAACCGGACCAACTACGCGCACCGGCAATCGCTGAGAAAACCAGCCACCTGAAACGCGGCGAAAGCCCTCCAGAGACGCTGGCAACCACCGCCTTTGTCGACGTCCAAAAGGAGGTTTTGTTTTTTGTTGTTGTCGCCTGGCGGGAGAACATGACCGGCCACCTAATCGACTACGGCACCTGGCCAAAACAGCCTGGCCACTATTTCACCCTAGCCAACCTTCGCAAAACGCTGTCAAAAACCTACCCAAACCGAGCCCTTGAGGGGCGACTAAGACAAGGCCTGGAAGACCTGGCCGACAACCTGGCCAGCACGTACGAGATAAACCGCGGGCTAGTGGACGCGGCCTGGGGAGTTAGTCGGGACACCGTCTACGAATTTTGCACGGCCCACGCTTCCCGCTGGTGGCCATCGCACGGACGCTATATCGGACCAGGCCGAAAACCCATGCGGGACTGGACCAGCGGACCTGGTGACCTGCCAACGCGCCTGGCACGCCGGACGCAAGCCGAGGCCGCGCACTGGCGGAGCCCGAAACCAGACTACAAGACAGTACGACACGTCCTGATAGATGTTAATTATTGGAAATCCTACCTAATGCGGCGCCTACAAACCGGGATAGGGGACAAGGGGTGCCTCTCACTATTCCAGACGAGCGGAAAAGCGAACCATCAGCTATTTGCAGCGCACCTAACCGCGGAATCCCGCGTGGAAACTTCCGGCCCCTTTGGCACCGTAGACGACTGGCGATTAAACCCCGGCAGCGGGGGAGAAAATCACTGGTTTGATTGCACCGTAGGGGCCCTTGTGGCTGCCAACGTAGCCGGACTGGCCCTGGACACCACCGCCGCACCCGTACAACGTACCACCCGAAAACGCCAGCGAGTCAAATATTTATGACACCAAAGAAAAGCGCCAAGAAGCCTACCAAGCGCGGACGGCCGAAGGGGAGCAAAACCAAGGACCGGGACGTAGTAGCCGGCACCAAAACCCGTTGTAGATTCTGTGGATCGGAGGAGCGGACCCCGTACAAAAACGCAGACGTCCTGGAATTCCAGTCCGTCAAATGCATCCGCTGCCACCAAACCGGACAAGAAGGGAAGGAGTGCCCATGCGGTGGGATTTTTAATATTCCGTTCAATCGGATTGTATTGCGCCGGACAGAATGCAAATCCTGCGGCACCGCCCGCCTAGACAAGTTTTGGGAAATGTAAACACGAACCAACACCAACGACACAACCGCACCGCATAGCGAGCCCGGCCCAGGGCGAGACAGTTGATGAGGGGTGCGGGGGCCTGCTGGCTGGAGCCACTGGCAGGTCTTTTTTTATGCGCCGCCACGTAAAAAGGCCACCGGCCTTTTCCAGCCTGGCGAGCATCTACCGCGCGGAACCATCCTAAAAGGATGGACCAAGACAACAGCGCGAAAATTGCGGAACTTCAAACGCTTTTAGAATCCGGCGCAACAAGCGTAAACGTGGATGGCGTAACCGTGGCAATCAGCCCGGACAGCGTACGCGCGGAACTCCGCCGGCTACAGCAAGCGGACTCCGTACAACGCAAGAAGCGCCCCGTCGCCGCCCGTATCAACCTGGCGGGGTTCTAGATGACAAAACAAACGCTAGACCCCGGCTGGGCGCCTGAACAGGCCAAGCAGTTTGGCTATGACGCTATAGAGAGCAAGGGACGAAGAAAACCCACGCTTTCCCAAACGAAAGCGGAAGGGAAATTATTGGACCCGTACAACCGCCAGAAACTGGCGGCCACTACGCGGGACCTCGTCCGGAATATGGCCATTGCCAAGTGGATGATTTGCCAGCACCTCAACTACGTTTCAATCTTCGATTTTCAGGCGACAACCCCGGACAAAGAATTCAATCGGTACCTGGCTGATTTTGTGGCGGAGCTAGGGAGCGCGGAACGCTTCGACGCTTCCGGCCGCCACCGAATGGACCATTTTTTTAGGATGGCGGAAGCCCGCCGAATAATAGATGGCGATCTGGGAATCCTGAAACTGGCGGACGGGACGATACAGGCCATCGAGGGGGACCGCGTACGGAACCCGGATGGCGTACGCAATTTTGGGAAGAACAACCAGCAACCCACCGCCCGCGGCCAGTGGATAAACGGCGTACGTGTAAACGGCGCCGGCCGCGCCCTTTCATATTGCCTCTGGAATCGCAACCAGGGCGGGGCCAGCTGGGTTTCACCGCGGGACGTAGCCAGTAGCCGCCTCTGGCTCTACGGCTATTTCGACAGCTCATTCCGTTTTGACCAGGTACGTGGAATCAGCCCACTAGCCAGCGCCACCAACTCCCTGCGGGACGTGTACGAGGCTGGTACTTACGCGATTTTGAAGGCCAAGAGCCAAAGTATGTTTGCCATGGTGTTTGCCAGGGCCGCGGAGGAAGCGCCTGGCGATATCACCGGCGGAGTAGCGGCAGACGAACAAGAAGACAAATCAGGTTATGACGTGGATATGGGCGCCGGCCCAATCCAGCTGGACCTAGACCCAGGCGACACCGCCAGCTTTCTGGAAAGCAAAAGCCCGTCAAACGAATTCCGCCAATACATGGATCACACGATCCAGGCCTCGCTGAAGGCCTTAAACCTGGACGCGACATTCTACGACGCATCCAAGGCCACCTGGCACGGCGCGCGCTCCGCGCAACTGCACTATGAGCGCGGATGCGTTGACGCACGCAACGACCAGCAGGAACTCCGAAACCGCTGGACCGCCTGGCGGCTAACCCTGGCAGCCATAGACGGAACGTTACGCCTACCGGCCGGCTGGACCGTTCAAGACATCCGCTGGGAATGGGTACACCGCGGCCAGCCCTGGTGGAGGCCAGACCAGGAAATCCGCGGGGACGTGGAAGCAATCGCAGCCGGCTTTAGTAACCCCTACCGCGTATGCCGCGAAAGAGGCCAGGGGAGCTTTGAAGACAACGTGGACCAGACCCTACGCGCGACGAAATACGCCCGCGAACGAGGCTTGGCCGAACTGGGCGAACCGCTGGTTATGAACTTTGAACCCAAGCCGGAGCCCGCGCCATTCAATCCAGGACCGCCCGAAGAATGACAACGAAAAACCAACACACCAGGACCGTTCCAACTTCCGCGCTACGTTTTGAAGCGGAGCTATTACCGTGTGACGCCAAGACCCACGAAGGGGACACAACCCGCGCCCCCGTCCGGATTTTGGCCCGCACCGCGGACGTAATCGAAACGCCCTACTGGGGGCGGATTGTCCACGACTTAACCGGAATGGAACTCCGCAAAGCACGCACCCCAATTGACTACGCGCACGATGGCGAGCCCATCGGATTTGCCGACGAGACAACCCAAACGGCCCGCGGCCTGGAACTATTCGCGGAGATCGTCAGCACCCAGCCAGGGGACCGAGCGGACCAGGTAATCCGCAAAGCCACCGCAGGGATTCCGTACGAAGCCTCCATTGACTGGAACGGACCTGGAACCGTCCTGGAAGAACTTGGCGAAAACGAGACGGCCGAAGTGAACGGCCGCGAATTCACCGGACCGGGATTTATCGCCCGAGCCTGGCCGCTCCGCTCAGTGGCCATTTGCCCCTACGGAGCCGACCCCGGCACCGCTTCCCAGTTTTCCGAAACCGACACCGAAACCCAGCAGGTTTTGATTCTCAGAAAGGCCCACGAAATGACCGCAGCGCACCTGGACAAAGAACTCCCCGAAGACCAGCCGCAAAACGACACGCCAGCCGAAAGCCAGGCCACCGAAAAACAGCCGGAGCCGGCCCAGCAGCAAGCCGCGGCCCCGCAGCCGGTACCGGCCACCGTGGCACAACTCAAAGAGATGTGCAGCGGAGCGCCGGAGGAATTCGACGCAAACGATTTTATCGTGGACCAAGCCGGACAGGGAAACAGCCTGGAGGCCGCCATAGTCGCCTATACGCGGAGGCTTGAGCGCTTCGCGAAAACCGCCAGCGACATAGCCAACGACGCGCTCCAGAAGGTTTCGGCATTCGACCGGGGAGAAGAACACCCGGTGGCATTCTCTCACACAGCGGAGCAAGCCGAACACGCACACCCGCTGGCCCAGTTTATTTCCATCCCCAGCCGGAAGCGCCGCGGGAACCTCAACTAGACCCGCTCCAACGTACGGACACAAACACACACTAACCGCAAGGATAGCAACCCATGGCCGATAGCCTGTTAACACTCACGAACCTGGCCAAAATCAACAGCCGGGACCTGGCCGACGTCTCTATTTCCGACCTTTTGCAAGGGAGCCCACTTGTAGCGGCTTTGCCCGCCATGGTGGCCAGCAAGGGTGATAGCCACAAATACTACAAAGAGACGGCCAACAGCCAGGCCGCCTTCCGCGCCGCGAACGCCGGAAAAGACTACGTGGCCAGCACAGACACAGAAGTAACCGTAAATCTCAAGTACCTGGATGCCTCCATCAAATATGACCGCGCCGTGGCAAACGCCTACATTTACGGCCCGGAGGCCTTGTTGGCCTTGCGAGCGGAACGCGCACTACGCGATGCGTTTTTTACAATCGAGCAGCAAATTCTGAGCGGAACCGCGGCCGATTCTGACGGATTCGACGGGTTCCCGCAGTCCACGTTCATGGATGCCGCAAGTGACGACATGTTGATAGACGCCGGCGGAACCACCGCCCTTACATCGATTTATGGCGTAGTAGCCAGCCGAGACGGGGCCAACCTGCTTGTGGGCAATGGTGGCGTAATTGACATCGGAGAAACACGCGAAGAGCAAACGCTTGATTCATCCTCAAAGGCCTACAACAGTTACGTATTGCCAATTGAGGCATGGGTGGGAGTTACGCTTGGCGGGAAGCATTCCGTGGCAAGGATCGCAAATATAGACGATGGGAGTAATAAAGCCACGGATGACCTAATTAGCTCAATGCTTGAGCAATTCCCCGGTGGCCAGTGGCCGAGCTACCTGGTGATGAACCCGCGCAGCGCGCGACAGATCCAACAGAGCCGGACTAGCACCAGCCTAACCGGCGTTGCTCCCTGGCCCACGGAATCCCAGGGAATTCCTATTCTGGTTTCCAACGGCCTTGGAGTAGCTGAAATTCAAGTAACCTAATTTTTAATAAAGAACTAGCGTTTTATATGGCTACAGCATTCCAAAACGCGATAACCGCGGGACTGGCGGCAGCCGGCAAGGTCGCCGGCTTGACCGTCACCTACACAACGACCGCGGGAAACGTAGTCCTGGACGGCACAGCCTTACGAGGCCAAACCGACTGGGAAATGGAAACGCAAGACGGCCTGGCGGAACGCTGGGAATCGGTCGACTGGCTACTACCGGTGGCGGACCTGGTTATAGCGTCCGCCACCGTTACGCCAGCCACCGGGGACACCGTCAGCCAAACGCTAGACGGGATCACCTACATCTACACCGTTTGCGCACCGCCGGGAGCACCCGTGTACGCCTACCTGGACCGCGGAACCCGCACCCGCTACCGCGTACACGCGAAATTGACCAGCGAAACATGATGCAGCCAAAAAACGGTACCCGTTTTGTAACGTGGAAAGAGTACCTGGCCAGCGGGCTATCGGTGGCAACCGGGATTATCGGAATCGGAGCCCTAACAATAACCACGCACGCCACAACGGCTGGCCATCCGGACACCGTCCGCCGCGCGGAATACGAACGCACCGCCGACCACATAACCAAACAGCTGGAACGAATAGAAACCAAACTAGACGCACTCACCGCCGCCAATGCCAGACAGTAAGCCCGTCAAAATTGCAGACGCACTAGCAACCGCCATAACGGCCGCGGCGAGTACGTTTTCAATCACCGCTTTTACTTGCCAGCGGGACTGGAAACCAGTCTTGGACCTAAAGGACCTGGCAACGCTACAGCTCCGCGTAATACCGGGACCAACCGACCTGGAGCCCCTGGCCCGCCGCTATTCCCGCGGAGAAGTGGCAATCGTCGTAACGATCCAGAAACAAGCCACGACAAAAGCAGACGCAGACGAACTGGACTATTTCGCAGAAGAAATAAGCGACTTTATCGGGACCAACGACAGCAGCGCAGCCCAGGCGCCGGACAACGCTTTCTACCGCGGCCACGAAATAACCGACGCGGACACAATCGGCGGCCGGGAACTACCGCAATTTTCCAAGGTATTACGCA